CGCATGCGCCGCAAGGTCCGGTACATCAACACTGGTGTGAAGACCGTCGAGCGTCGAGCTTCGGACGGCCACCTGGACGAGTCCTTCGAGGTTGCTGGTGACGGTCACGAAGAGGCCGAGATCAAGATCACCCTCCCCTCTTCTCAGGTCGGCATCTACTACGATCCTCGTCTTCCGTTCCGTGTGCATGTGTACAACGGCAAGCGCGGGTTCGACTACATGGACGTGGTTCGCTTCTATGGTGGCCTTGATCTGGTCCCCAGCACCGTTGCCACGGTATACGTCGGCGACGACCTGTGCTTCGACATCAACAAGACCCGCGACACGATGGAGCGGGAACTCCGCGAGAAGCAGCTTGGAAGGAGCTACTAATGTCGGACGCATCAATCGACGAAACCGCGATCGAACTGCCCGTTATCGAGGATCTGCCCGAGGGCATTGAACTAGACAGCGATATCATCGACAACGAGCAGTATCGTTCAGCTGTGCGAAACGCTGCCGCTGGTCAGTACGAGAACACCATGCTCGAGATGTGGGAAAACATCATCGACACGGCAATCGGACAAGCAACGAGCGGTGTTACCATTCCCGTCGCTGATGGTCTTCTTCGTCAGTGGCCGTGGCTGGAATACAAGCACCTGCCTAAGTATCTCGCCGCTCGCGTCAAGATGCTTGTCGAGGCCAAGACGATTCTCCTCGTCCTCATGGAGGATAAAAAGGAAACGCTCTACAAGGAGAACGAGAACGACTGGTTGCTCCATAAGGACTTGTACATCGCGGTCTTCGTAGAATGGAACCGCGCTTGCAACAAGTGGACCGACGACTGGGAGAAGATCTCCTTGCATATCGTCGACAAAGGCATCATGCACGCTGCGATCGCGGACATCTGTGCCTTCCTGATCAACGAGCGCTCTGGTCTGCTGGAGTACATGACCAACCTCGCCGGGTATGAAGTCACCGACGATGAGCGCAAGGAGATCTCTCAGCTGATCGCAGGAGTGGAAGATGAGTGATGCAAGCGGAGCCTCGCTTCCGGAGAAGCCGTACTTCTCTCAGGTGGATCCAGCGTTTTCGGCAGCTTTCAACCTTGTTGAAGCTGAGGAAAAGCAGGAAGAAACTGGAGAAGGCGGAGATCAGACTGGAGCTGCTGGAGATGGAGCGGCGGCACCAGCTGCTCCTGATAAAGGAGCTGCAGGAGCAGGAGCAGCAGCTTCTGCACCGGCAGACGGAGCTCGACCCAATGCTTTACCTTCAGCCCAAGATCTCATCAACGCCCTCACTGCCGAACAACACTCGGATGATGGTTCAGCAGGAGCTTCCGGGTCTGAGTCCGACGATGCAGGAGTTTCTGGCAAGGGTGACGACGCCGGTACCGGATCCACCGGAGGAGAAAGTCTCGATCCCTCGGTTGTAGCCCCTCTCTTCGGCCAGGCAACCCAGCAGATCACCGACAAGATGGCTGAGACTTTCAAGGCTCAGGCATATAAGGAGGTCGAGCAGGAGATTGACGAAGCTTTCATCCCTGCACTCCGTCTGCGTCCGATGCAGATGGTCGGTATGGAGGTTCCCTCGGTCCGGCCTGGCGCTAAGCCTGACGAGAAGATCAAGATCCTTGACACGCAGATGGCTCGTGACTGGCAGGAGACTGTCACTGGTCTGATCGAGGACGAGATCCAGGACAAGGTCAAGACCAAGACTGAAGCCGTTCGTCCCATGACTGCCGTGATTCAGAATTCGGCTCTCATGTTCCAAAACAACCCGGACCTCATCATCGGAACGAGAGGCTTTGACAAGGAGCTCGCCGAGAGGTTTGTTCGGTTCGCCAAACCGTTTGAGGTCAAGACCGCGAACGGTGTCATCGGCTATCATGGAGAGGTTCAGCAACTCATCAATGAGATTCGAGCTGACCTCGCCAAGGAACGCGGTGCAAACGGTGCTCGTGCCGAGGACAAGGCACAGCAACAGCGAGCCGCTGCAGCTGCACAGCCTCGAACTCCCGAGGGAAAGTTCGAAGGGCCGCAAGCAGGTATCTCTTCCAAGAGCGGAATGAGTGGCGAGCCCGCAGATGACTATGCTGATTTCTGGAGAGCGACCGGTCTGACCGGTCCCAGCCTCAGCATCTAGACTGGGAGGGAGTCGCCCGGTGTCCCCCAGTCACCGTTAACCCCCCATTGGCGGCTCCCTCCCTTAACCAAAGGAGAAGGAAACATGGCACTTGTTCCCAACGGATACCCTCACCACGAGGGTGTCCACGACATCTCGATGCGATTCCTCATTGCCCAGGACGAAAAGCCGTCCGAGGAGCAGCTCGAGTTCCAGAAGGAGTTTCGAGGGCAGGTCCACGATCTCGCTCAGGCCTTGAACTTGAAGGTCGAAGACTGCCGGGAGAAAGACCTGGCCATCACCAAGCTCGAAGAGGCGCTGATGTGGGCAGGTAAGGCGATCTTCAAGTAAGCCTCTCTGAACGCGTCAGAGAGTAACAAAGGAGAAGAAATGACTGCTGCAGCAGACAAGGCGGCGAAGGCTACGGCCGATGCCAAGACCGTCGCAGACAAGGAGAAGGCTTCCAACGCTTCTCCCCAGGAGAAGACCACGGCAAAGGATGCCGCCAAGGCTCCTGTCAAGACGCCGGAAGTTAAGGGCGGCGAAGGTGACAGCGAGTCGGTCGGCAAGACCGCAGACTCGGTCGAAGCCGACGGGGGCTCGTCTCCTGCCGAGGAGAACGCAGAAGACAAGGTAGGAGACGTGGACTTCCACGATCTCCTCAATGTCGTGTACGCGGACATCGACTCGATCTTCGAGGACGGTCCCGAGAAGACCGAGGTCCTGAACGACCTCACCAACCTGCAGTTCAAGCTGCGCGCGTTCGACAGCTGACTCCATGCCTGAGCTCGTCTTCCCCAAGTACTACCGTCCTCGGCCTTATCAGGCTGAACTCCACTCCTGCTTCCGGAACCATCGCATTGGTATCGGAGTCTTTTCTCGGCAGAGTGGCAAGGACACGACGATGTCGATGGAAAACGTCGACGCTCGTCTCAAGTACCCGAAGACGACTGGCATCTACGTTGGTACGGACAACCCCTCCATCCGCAACATTCTGTACGACAAGACGTACTGGGATCCTGTAGCCGGTGTCCAGGTGCGTATGCTCCAGGACAATGTCCCTTCCGAGCTTGTCGAATGGAAAGACACGCGGATGGAGGGGGTGTTCACCAACAAGTCCAAGATGAAGCTGGAAGGTTACTTCCAGTCTGGTAAAGACCAGAACGGTGTTGGTACATCGTTCGACGATTACTCGTTCACCGAGCTCTCGCTGTTCACTCGCGAGAACCCCATTCCTCGACTGATGCCCATCATTGACTCGGAGAACGGCCACAAGCGACTCATGGTCGTGGCAACTCCGCGAGGCAAGCGGAACAATCCTCTGTGGACTCTGATGGAACTGGCCAAGGACCGGCCTGATGCCCAGATCCTGATTCGTACGATCGATGATCTCAACTTGATCATGACTCGCCACGGTCTTGCTCCTCTGCTTAGTCAGGCTCAGCTGGAGCAGATCGCTGAGAACTATCTGAAACTCTTCGGGAACACCCGAATGTTCGAACAAGAGTACCACTGCTCGTTCGAGGAGATGGACTCTGCCGCAGTCTATGGAGAAGCATACGCCCAGATCCTCAGAGACAAGCGAGCCAATCCTTTCAACTGGCAGCGTGATCGTCCGATATACGTTGCATTCGACATTGGGTCTGCTGGAGTACACTCGGACGCAACTTGTTGGATCGCATTTCAATACTTCAATAACAACCTGTTCTTGATCGACTGTGGTGAGGGGCATGGAAGAGCACTGCCCGAGTACGTAGACATTCTTATGTCTAAGCCGTGGTCGAGCCAGCTGACTCAGATCGTTCTGCCCTGGGATGGGGACCACCACGAGGTCGGCATTCGTGAAACACCCGCTGATATGATGCGGAAGCGTTTCCCCAATGTCGCCGTGCTCGGCAAGGGTACGAACATCTGGACCGTCAAGGGTCTGCCGCAGACTGGATCGTCAGACATCATCACGATGGTGCAGCAGGTTCGACTAGCCCTCTACAACACTTACATCAACGGTCTTACCGAAGATGAAAAGAAGAAGGGAGGGGTCGAGCGACCGAACTGTGACCGTGTCCTAGACTGTTTCGAGAACTACAAGTACGCGTACAACAGCAAGCTGGGAGAGTGGAGTGCGTTCCCAGTCCACGACCAGTACTCGCACATGATGGACGCTCTCCGCTACGTGGTACAGGCCATCAAGGAGCTAGACTTCTTCGGTGGCACTCTATACGACTCGTCTGCCACCGCCTCGACAGATGAGTATATTCAGGACTACTCTGGAGTGTGGTCATAATGCCACTAGCACGACACAAGACTGTGCGGCAGGCCCTGCTGGCTGTGGAAGATAGCCCAGACTGGCCGAATGACAGCATGCAAGCTCGTTTCGAGATGCCGGTTCATGAGATGGTTGCTCGCAATCTCTTCGATATTGCCAACCACCCTGACGTCAAGAACCAAGCATCGATGAATCGGTCTCTCCGAGCTCAGAAGATCATTCTTGACCGTCTCACCGGCACGCGTCGCATGGGTACTCACCCCGCTGTACGCAACCAGAAGCAGGTAAAGATCGTTGACCTGACTGCTGGCTCTCTGCCGCCCGTCCCGGATATTGACGATGAGTAGTGAGGCTGTGCACGTCCCAAACAGACGTGCAATGCTCAGCAACATTCCCGAAGAACATCGTATGACCGATGACAGCCGCTTCGAGTGGCTGTGGATGCAGCGTGTCATCGTCGTCCAGAACATCTATATGAAGACGGACAATGCCCGCGACAAGCTAGCTTGTTCCTTGGTACTTGCTGCAGCCTGGTCGGCTAATCTTGGCTCGATAGAAATGCTTCTACGGCGGCTTGAAGGAGGGGCAGTGCCTGACTCGGTAGTTCTGGATGGAGACTCACTACCGATTTAACGGCAGGGGGAATAGGTCGCATGTCCAGACGGACTTGTTTGATAACCCTCGAGAGCTTAGAGTCGCAAGATCCACAGGTGCAGCTGAGTCTGTGCCAGAATGCCTCCTCAATAGAGAAGGTCTGTGGCAGCTCGCCCCGCTCCTCTTCAGGAGCGGCCTTGATCGGATTGTTCTCTAACTCTATTTTCCATACCCTCTGTTGTTCTACCACCCGGTGCCTTGCTAGCCACCGCTCATACTGCTCCGGAGTCAGAAGATCCTTGGGACCGCTCATGGCCGCAGTGTTCCGTTCTCCCACTCTGGCCAGAGCGTGAGCGAGATCGGCTTCTTGTTTTCGATGCGGAAGTACTGGTTCACCTTGTAAGCCTTGCCCACCGGACGGTTGGCTATTGTTGTTTTGTACGGTGTACCGAAGTATTCCTTCATGATCGCGTTGATATGCCGCAGGTGCATGTTAGCAGACCCTGTAGCACCCCCTCCGCGAGGATCCCGGTCAGCGACACCTTCCATCTCAGCCAGCTCCTTGATACTAATCTGAGTTGTCCACTCGAAGATCATCGGTGCTGTCACACGGTGTCCACTGTCGCGCGTGTTGAGTCTAAAAAGAAATTTCCTGACTTGCCTCTCCCACTCGACGCGAGCAGGGTTCTCATGGATGACGTACTTGTCCTGAGTTAGAGGCATACGTCCTCGAGCACTGTCAGGAACTGCAAGCTCCTTAATGTACTCAGAGGTCTTGACCTCACCTGCTGTTGAGGTGAACCGCTCCAAGTTAGTCGGATTGAATCTTGCTTGGAGGGCTCTTTCTACCTCGCTTAGCTCGCGTTCGGCCACTGTGTTTCCTTCCGTCACATGAGGGCGTGTGACTATTTTACCGTATAAAAAGAAAAAGGGGGTGGCTGCCGAAGCAACCACCCCACTCCTTCAGGAGTATTCGCTGATGTTGTGTATCAGGTCATCGATCTCGTCTTGTCCTAGACCGATCTCCGCTCCACGTCGCATGAGCTCCGTGTCCCAGTGCGGATACTCTGCCGCACACATGCGAGCGCCGATCTTGTAGAGTCGGGCGTTACGCATACCCTGCTGGACTGGCTTGTTGAGCGCTTCCAGCAGATCATCCCACACCATGATGAGCTCATCCTGGTCTAGGTTCTTTGTTCCATCTCTCGTCAGGCGTGCAGCACGCTTGACTTCCTTGACTCGACCGATCAGAGTAGCCAGGCTAGCTGGCAGCTCTGCAACTTCAAGGTTGTTCCATCGTTGAGGCGGGAAGTGGTACACTGCTCCCGTTCCTCTGATGTCAACTCCGGGCACCAGACCATTCACGTCTGGGAACTCGTCGTAGCCTCGCATCTCGTTCCACGTGCTCGATGAGAGCCTGTAGAACAGATGGTAACCATTACCACTCTTGCTGGTCTCCGCGAATGTTGGGGGCAAGTTCAGCACTCGTGCTGTCGGCACCCCGCCGTTCTTGCCGTCAATATCGACGCAGACCCAGGGCAGCGATCGCATCACGAATGCGAACGGTGCACTGTACTTCTCGAAGTGGCGTATTGCTCTCTCCGGATCGAATGCATTCCGGAGGTAGTTCTCCATAAAGTCAGCAGCGCCCCATCCAGGCTGTGTCTTCCCGACCTTCGGGTGAACTCGGATGAGGCTGAGCTTGTCATACGGAATCCGAGCCGGGACAGGTGTCGGATCGACGTACTGCGTTTCGTCTTCAAACCATTGCATGCTAGATCCTTCCATCTAGTCTGCGAGAACCTCCTGGTCCTCTTCGGCCTGCTCGAGGCTTCCACCTATGAGCAGTGTGTTGATTGCATTGCTTGTGTCAGGCAGCACCGTCTTGATATAGCGCTTTGTACCAGGCTTCTTCGTGACCTCATCCCGAAAAGTTTTCCGGTCCGTCACAAAGTGATCGTTCATCTGTTGGATGAGATAGTCATCTTCCATGTTCTTGTAGCCGTTGCTCTCTAGCCACGGACGATACGCGAACATGAACTTGTCGACGATCATCTTTTGATCGAGGATCAATCGCAAGAATGACTTGTCTCTCTGTGCTGTGTGTTCCAGGAACCGTAGCATCGGGCTCATGGTCCAGACAGCCTGCATACGCAGATCCATCGAGTCCTCGGTCGGAGTGAGCTTGAGAGCTACCTCGTCCTTGTTCACCCAGTGCCTGAGCAGCAGACGGAGAAACGTTGCCAGACTCTTCTCTGTGAGCATGCCCGCCTCGAAGCCGAGGTCGAGCGGATACTCCATCGGGAAGTTGAACCGGATCAGTCGCTCTTGAAGAGCACGAGACTTGTCACTGACTCGTGGTTCATGCTGCAAGCCCTCTAAGAAGAGAGCATTGGTCTGGATTTCGAACGGAGCGTTTTCGTACTTGAGCTCGATATCCATCGGCTCTCCGGCAATCAAAGTCTTCTCCGTGCTACTGTCCTTGAGGAATTCCTTGGGACCGTCGAGCACGATGTTAAGCAGCTTACCGTTGAGGTCTGTGATGATAGGGCTCTGCTTCGCCATGTCCTGACGCTTGACCTTGCTGTAGTTGCCTCGACCGAACAACTTCATTACCATCTTGAGCAGGGTGCTCTTACCATTACGCCCTGTACCGATGAGCAATACATAACGAACGGCACTCCATTTAGGTTGGAGTGCCGTTGCAATGTGATACAGCAAGGAGTGAGCGTTAGCGTCTCCGCCTACCCACTCACTGATGACTGCAAACATCTGGTCTGCAGCATCTGAGTCGTCTGAGAGCGGTACATCCAGGAAGTTCGGAACGAAGCCACCCGTGACAGGTGCTGTTGTTCCGTCGTCCATGAGTAGCTCTACCCGATCATTACCGATCCTGACGAGGATGCCGTCTGCTTCCTCTATTGGAGTACTGAACTGTTTCAGCATCAGGATGTATGATCGGATCTCTGCGTCTGTCGCGAAGAGAATGTCGGACAGAGTATTGGCCATACCAAGGATCTGTTTGGTGTTGAGCCCTAACCAGATCGTATGCTCTGGCAGGGCGCTTGGATCTGGAAGTCTTGTCTGGAAGTTGACGGGCATATACAGATGGCCCTTATGTTCCACCAGACTGAAGCCAACAGCGAACGCGTTTGCCAGGTTCGCAAGCCCCGCTTTGTCACGGAGTTGTGGCATAATGGAGTATCCTCTCGGTGGGGAGTGGGCGGTGCCTGTGCCAAGGCACCGCCCACAACATTCAATTGTCCAGCTGTTGCATGTCCTTCAACATGTCTAGCTTCTTCTCGATGAGCTCTGTCTGAGTCTTGTCTGCGTAAGGCAGCTGCTCTGCCAGCTCGCGCACTGCGTCTGAAATCGCCATGTCTATTATCTCTCTTTCGGTGAGGATTGTGGTGGTTGTGAGTTACGTATGGTTGCTCTTGCTAGTCACCTGAACATGGCTGTGACGACGTCTCGTGTGAGGCCGTCATCTGTACCGCGCGGAAGAATCCGCCCGATGATCTGTCGTGTCTTTGCTCCATCACCGACAAGCGGATCAAGGAGCAGCAAGGCTTGGCATACCTTATCCAAGCCATCCACACCTTCTGCAATGGCGGATGTACCGATCAGGACGGCCTTGACTTCGGGAGGGGTGTTGATGAACCCCATCTTTTGTCGTTCGACATCCTTAGTGTCTCCGGAGATCAGATACACTTCACGATACATGAGCATCATGGTCTTGTAAAGAGCTTCTGCTACCGTTTTGTGGGAACAGAAGATCAACCACTTCTTGTGGTCAGTGCTATCGAAGATATACTGAATCACTGTGTCCATGATCTCTTGACGAATACGTCCATCATCATCAATGAAGTAGGAGTCGATGCGCTTGTGGCGCTTTTCCATATCACTGTTGGTGATGCGCTTGTTGCGAACAACAAGCCCGTACTCCTCGAACAAGAAGTCATGAGTAGACGGAAGGATGAGCTCCCATTCTTCCCACGTCGCCTTGTCTTCGATGTACGCCACCCACGGCTTATCGCTAAGGTAGGCTTGGACGTTGTCATAGTCCTTGAATCCCAGCACCTTTGGGTAGTATGCGTACCTATTGGGCTCTGTCAAACAGTGCTTGTGAATCCAATCACCGTAGTTGTAGATAGGACGCTCATCGAACGCAACTTCCAGACAAAATGCTCTGTCGGGGTCGTTGTAGTTCGGAGTGGCACTAGCACCGACAATCGGATGCTTGATCTTCGGAGCTAGTCGCTTCCACTTCTTGAAGCCCTCTCCACCGTGTCCGCCAAGCTTGTGGTACTCATCCACGATCCACGGCACATTCGTCGGCGTGTGAGTACCAGGCTGACGGAACATCTCGTGCGTATAGATCTTGATCTGAATACCCAGTGTTCCAGCGTCTCTCTTCCACTGGTCATGAGTCTTGAGAGGAGCGATGACGACACTCCTGTCGTAACCTTCGGCACCTATGAGAGCCAGTGAAGTCTTACTCTTCCCCTCTCCTGTGGGGAAGAACAAGAACATGCGACGAAGTTTCAGAGTCTGGAACCGATTGAATGCATCGGTTTGACTCTGCTTCCATGCCTTGAATCTACGATCCTCAGGAAGAGATGCGTCAGCCTGCCGGAACAGGCCTTCGCATCTCTCCCATCGGATCAGCTTCTCACGATTAATCATGGCTCAGACTGTTGTAGAGACGCTGGTAGTCCTCGAGAGTCCTACCGTCCTGCTGGCTGCCTCGGTTCTTGATCTCCATGTACTCCTTAGCCGTCGCAGCGTGGATCATGTCCTCGCCTATGACGTCACGAGCGATCGAGAGGTAGCCCTCGATGTCGTCGTAGGAGTCCACGTAGTCCGGCATCTTGCCGAGACGGTGCAGCTTGATCAGCATGAAGATCGCGGGCACGTCAACCGGACGGACCTCTCGGCCCGACAAGTAGGCGTTGATCATCGCTGCCTGTTCGATCTGGTTCTGCACCTTGTCGCCGTAGGCAGTGCGACCGTCGAGAACAGCAGGCTTACCCTGTTCTTTCTTGGGCTCTACGAAACCTGCTTCGAAGGTTGAATTGAACCCGATCGGTTCAGCAGAGTGCGCTCCCCGAATAATAGGAGACATGTCTGTCGTGTCAGGCAGATTGTCGGTTCGAACCAGTCCACACCAGAACAAGAAGTCCTTTTCCTTGTAGACGTGCGGACGGTGCTCACCTTCGAGATCACACGGCTGAACAGTGAGGTTCAGAGTGTTAACCAGTGGACTGGGGTCTTCACGGACCTTCTGCGTTTCAGGGTCGATGCCCTGACCAGCGCAGTAGAAGCCTTGCCAGACGTGAGGCTCATGTGCTTCTTGCGTGAAGCAGTGTCGTTCTTCATTGATAGGTCTCATGACTTCTTCTCTCTTTCATCGAGGAGACCTTGGAGTCTCTCTCGTTCGGTGGGTGTCATACCGCCGCTAACTCCGTAGCGACGGCTTGTGCCTTTCTCTTGTGCCATAGTTCTTGCTAAGCACTCGAGTCGTACACTGCATTTGTTGAGGCAGACCTTCTTAGCGTCTGCTGTCCTCTGTTCTGCGTTACCCCTCTCGGGGAAGAACAGCGTTGGGTCTTCGTTGATGCACGATGCCCGAGCCATCCAAGGTTCAGGATCATCTGACTGCCACTCTACAGTGTCCTGATAGACCCGAGCTCCCATCTCTTCCCTCCTTCTAGGAGGTTGTCCATGTAGAACTCGGCGAGCATCTCATTGAGTGTGTCCTCATCGATGCCACGCTTGAGCGCGACACGAGCAGCAGACTTGAGGTCAGCATGATTCGTGCCTTGCTCGAAACGAGAGCACTTGAAGAGCCTCAATGCAGGTTCTGTCACGACCTTCTTGATGCCAGTGTTGTCGATGATCTTGGCGTTCTTGATGTACGATTTACTGGTCTGAACCAGTTGCGACATCTCTTCGTCTTGCCTCTTGTTCTTGCCTCGTGGACGGTAACCTTCCACTCCGGAGAACACAGGCCCTAGATCTTCTAGCCTGTTCCGGACGTCTACAAGATCGTCGAGGTAGTAGTGCTTGACAGAGACGCTGAACCCGTCACGCTCAATGACGTTGCTCCAGACCTTGTACTGCACATCCCACTGTCGGTGGGTGTAGTCTAGAGTGATGGCGACAAGACCTGTGTCTGCGACTCCGGGATCAACCCCTAGCAGAGTGAATCGCATTGTCTGTCTTCCACTGCTTGATGAGCTCCATAGTCTCTCCATAGAACCCTCCGATGAAGAGCCGATCACCGTACTCGATGATCGGAACCTCTCGAATACCGAGGATCTCCTTGAAGTGATGGAGGCTGTCTTTGTTCTCGTCGGACGAGAGGTCTCGCGTCTCGTACGGAACGTCTTCTGAGTCCAGGAGACGCATGACCTGCGGGCAACGCGTGCAGGTCGGGGTCTTCCAGATGATGATGGTCTTCATGTTAGATACCTGCTTTTCTCTCTATCGTTTTGAGATTGCCTTCGACATCTCGAAGACGGGACTCCTGAATGTCGAGGGGTTCTTTACCCTCTTCGATCTTATGGAGATCACTCTTCATAAGATCAATGTTTGTCAGATCACGTGCACTTAGCCGGTTGGGGTATGCATTCTCTACGGCTAGTATACGAGCTCTGAAGTCTTTGGTTTCCATTAGATCTCCTTGTTGTGCCGGAGGCGGAGCCTGTTGACATCCCCGCCCCCGGACTTACTTGATATAACGGTGTGCGCTCTTGATCTCAGCATCCAGAGGGAAGCCGACCAGTCGAGTATAGGTCATACACTCTTCCATGATCTTCTTGGCATCGTCCTTGCTGATGCCGCCCTCCATTGGAATCCAGTCCGCTGCGATCTCATCGTGGAACTGACCACAGATGAGAACGTTCGGATATGGACGGTAGCGCCTGAACAGCTCAACGAGAGACTCAAAGAACTGTTCACGACACAGTGACTGTGTGAAGATGCCAGCCAGCTTACCACCGTAGATGCTGTAGTAAACCTCCTTCGGTGTGCCGTCAGGGTTCTTGAGCGTCTTGTGCTTGTACGTGTCCTTCCACAAGTGACCGTTGAGATTGTCAGCGGGCTTGTAGTAGCACAGCTTGTTACCACGGAAGTATAGACCGTGTACGAAGCGTGTGACGAACGGCTCATCACCGATCATGACCTGCAAAGCGAGGCTGATAGAGCCGGGGTGCTGTGCACTCATGCTCTCCAGTTCGAACGGGATAGCCCTGAATTTCAGACCATTCGCTCCTTCATAGGTGATGGTCTCGTTACGAGACACAGCTTCCTTCAAGAGCGAGTCGAGCATCATCCAGAACTCTACGATGGCAGGGTTGGCGAACCTCCAGTCTGTCACGTTCTGTGCCGCGTCTTCGAGCGAGATACTGAAGCCGAGGCGGAACATGAAGTCCTGTACTGCTGCACCAGATGCCTGGTAGCCGCAGCTCAGCTCTGAGTACTTTCCACGAGGTCGAAGCTCTGCTGTGACATCTTCATACGCCAGACCCTTAATGAACCTAGTGACCAGTACCTTGTAGACATCGAGACCTTCGCGGAAGACGTTGAGCTTCCACTCTTCACCAGCCTCGTACGCAAGTCCTCGAGACTCGACGCCCGCGAAGTCACCGACAATGACCTCCCCTTCTGGATGACGGCTATCGAAGACCTGGCGGAGCTGACCAGCCATATCACCGTTGCTCCAGTGTTCTTGGAGGTCATACAATGTCTCCATATCTCTGATGTTGCCATCGAGCTTCTTGAGGTTCTGCATCTGAACCCCTCGACCCGTGGTACGGAATGTCTGACCAGCACCGACGTGCATGTACTGATCTCTGAGAATGTCGTCATCCGACACTAGGTTGAGGATCACCGGGAGCTTGGTGAGAGTACTACCACCAATCTCCATCTTTGTTTCGAGCATGGCCTCGGCTTCTTTCAGCAGACCGATGGCGCGCTCGATGGACGGGTAATCCTCACGACCATCCTCTTTGAGGTTGGCTTCGTGTGCAGCGATGCGCTTCTTCACTCGCTCCAGAGTTGCAGGCAGATGATACTTGTCCAGGCTCTTGGTCTTTACACCACGATCCTCGAGGTACTTCTTCATCTGTTGATGCGAGTTGAAGTTGAGCTGAGACCCTGTCTCATCGACGAACGCGCGCTGAGCAATGATGCCGTTAGCCCATGCACGCTGCTTCATCTTCTGAACGAGAGGCTTGTCGACATGCCAGCCGTTCTGGTTCATCTCGTAGTTCGCTCGTTCGAACTCTGCCTCGCGCTCGATGAGACCAGGGTGAATGGGATCGAGAATCTCGTGAGCCTTGAGCCTGATCTCACGTGAACCTTGAGCATCCATCTCGCAGTAGCGGATGAACAACATCCACTTGTCCATGTCACCATGCTTCTCGATGAGCTCCTTGGTAGGACCCTCCGGGTACTTGGAGTTCGGGACACAGAACAACATGACGAGGTCATGCCCTTCCTCCAGCTTGTGGCTGTTGGTGAGCTGACGTGACGCCACGAGTAGCTTGGACTCAGCACCGAGCATGCGAGCATCGACAGCAGAGTCCTGCAGCCGACGCCAATCGAGTGACGGGATGAGATAGCTGTTCACGCCTCTCTCGAACGAGACGTTATGAGCCATGATGATTCTCTTAGCGTGCTGCCCACGTATAAGCTGGTATTCGAACCAGCCTACTACATCGTCCAGTGTAGGCTCGACGTCCTGCATCATGCCGTCCTGCCAGTAGCAGTTGAACACGAAGTCATATGTCATGTCTCCGTACTTGTCTGACGTGCTGGCGATCAGCACACGGAAGTCGGGGGACGCCATGTAGTTAGGCGCGCCTCTTCCTTCCTTGCCACCGAGCGGGATCGACGAGAATGTCTCGTAGTCGAGGCCGACATAGAGCTCTTCGAGGTCAGTCATGGCGTAGCCTCCACAGCGAGGAAGTCCACGACGCGCTGAACTTTCTCAGCGTCCTGGTACTCGTTGATGGCGTACTCCAAGAGCCACGCAAGAGCGGCGGCTCGGATAGACGAGACACTGAGTCCAGGAGCGTCAGGCTCGAACTCGATGTCTTCGACCTGGATGTTGATAACAGGTGTAACGAGGTCCGGCATGTGACGCTCGTTCTCGATCTGATTGGCAGCGAATTCCTCCCATGTGATCTTGCCTGTTGCATCCCACAACGAGGACCCAGCCACGTTGTATACCCAGTCGTAGTAGGCGATGTAACCATCGCAGTCCCACACTGATGCGGTCGGCATAGCCTCTCCGTCAACGTAGTAGTGGTAGATGGTGTTGTCTTCGAGCTTGTGCTCGGGATACTTATCACTCATCATCGTCTCCTTCCAAGACATCGATGTCGGACTGTGCCTGGTCACGCTCACCGTACAAGACGGTCATCATGACAGGACAGGCTTTATTACCCTTATCTCCACGGGCGTGGGGATTTGCAGGGCAGAATTTGCAGTGGTCTCCGGCCCTCATAGTAAGATCACCGTCAAGGATAGCTTGTTCGCTCTCCTTAACAGTGTTCACCCACTCAGTGAGAACCGTCTTAGGCAAAGACCACTCGTCCATGAACCCACGCTGCATGATGTGCAGTGTGATGTCCTCGTACCAATTGTCTTTGTCAGGCAGATCAAGCTCGGCGCTCTTCTGTCTGAACGTCTCAGCGTAATACATGAGCTGCTCGTTAGCGATAGGAGACACTTCGATGTCTCCCATCTTCAGGTCAAGGACGTGCATCTTGTCCTTGTCTCTGATAATGAGGTCGACTGTAGTCTTCGGAGACGTGGTCAACCACGTAGCCGGGACCTTCGCTTCGATGAACACTTCAAGAGTGTCTTGATCCATCTCTTCGATGAGGTCCTTGACGTAGCCAAGCGACTGAACGACGTGCATGATACGACGAGGAGGAACTCCAGCTGCTACCATGACCTCTGTGTCGTTACCATGCTCGTCCTTGACGGGCTTGTACTGGAGCAGAGCTTCCTTGAGGTCAGCTAGCTCGAGAGGCGGAGGCGTCTTGTGCTTGAGGAACCAGCCGATGACGTACTTCTTCTCGTCCTGTTCCAGGTACGTAGTGCGATGCGGGCCCCAGAGACTTGCGATCTCTGTCAGAAGGGCCATGCAATCCTCGATGCGCGTTCTGTCAGAAAGCGCTATCTCGAAAATTTTGTGGAGTCGCGTGCCCTCCCCCTTCATCCCATCGTTGTTACGAGTGGGATGTTCGAAGCCAGGGATAGCCAGCTCAAGATGAGCTGACCCGTGGCAGTTGTTGTACCGGCTCGCATACGATGCGGAGAACCGGAAGTCGTTGTTGTCCATCGGGATCCTTGTCTTTCCAGCGTCTCTCATGAGTCGGTTGGGTTGCTCTCCCACTCCAAGTAGGAGAGCGCTGTGTCGTTTACACGTGGTCCACGGAACGTAGGCCCACGCATCGCATGTGCTGAGCTCACAACGTACAGAGACGGTGTGGGCGTAGCAGATGGTTGTGCCAACCAGCGCTTCGTGAATGCACAGGTCATGCTCACACATCTCCTTCATTGTGATCTCCTTAGATCTGAGAAAGGGGTGGAGGCCTAAGCCCCCACCCCATCAGGGATTACTCCCAGTCAGCGTCGTCGCCGTCCTCCAGGACAGCGGCGTCGCCTCCACCCGAGACCGGCATGCCCAGGTGGGGCAGCAGGTACAGGGTCTGTGCGTAGCCCGTGACACCGACGCTCGCAGAGTCGAAGGCGTTGAGACGCAGGTTGGTACGGAAGTGCCAGCCCGCTCCCCACCACAGACGGTTGACATCCTCGCGTCCGGCCGGGATGACCTTGTCCTCGATGAGCGAGGCGATGGTCGTGACCAGACGCGTACCGTCTGCCGACTGCACGATGGCCTTGACACCGAGGTCCTCTTCGTAAGGACCAGCGAACTTGATCTTCGCCACGCCCTCGTAGTCTCCGAGGTTCTCCTTGTCCTTGTCGTTGAGCTCACGGATCGGGAGGTTGGGCTTGCCGTCGGCACCGACCCATACCTTCTTCTTCGCCTGCTCGAGGAGCGTCTTGACGAGGTCGGGCGAAATGCCCTTGTCGCCGTTGGTGTCCTTGTACAGCGTGTCGACGAAGGGCAGGTAGGTACCGATGAGGTATTCCACTGCCTTGTCGTAGTTCACCTGGTTCAGGATCAGCGAGGCGCCGATCTTGTCAGGGAACTTGGGCTTCTTGATGCCCTTCTTCTCGCGCCAGTCCTTCAGCGCCTCGATCTCTGCCTCGCTCTTGATCGGAAAGGACAGCTGTCCCTGCACCGTGAGGTTCTTCGGGTACTCGATCTTGTTGCTGGTTGCCATGATGGTTTCTTTCTGTTTGTTTGAGTGGATGATGACTCGTTCTCGCTGGAGAGCCGGACCAGCTAGCGGGTTAGACGGACGTACCGTGCCACTGCCTAGTATTTAGTTGTGTGCTGCACTGCGGCTTTCTAGTTCCGTGATCTCATCGTTAACGGCTAGGCCTGTGCAGCTGCTCCCTCATGTGGGGGAACGTATGGGTAGCTCACTGGTTGGAGCTTGTCATGGTCCACAGGTATGCCATAGAAAGCACGATGCATTCGTTCGCCGCCTGCTATCTCTGTGTTGAAGGCGCACCTGTTAACTATATAGATGACCATGCAATGTTGACATTGCATGTAGTAGAACAGATCGATTGATGATGCCCAGATCTG